TCTCCAGTGCATCGGCTGCCTGATGTTCATGTCCGGCATCCGCACAGGAAAGAGTTTTTCGATTGCATAGCCTGCAGCGTCGGATGCATGGGTGAGCGCCTCGTTGCTCTTGTCGATTTCTCCGCATTTCCAGCTTACCTGCTCAAAGTCTTTCACGAGGCGGGGACACCTGGCGCTTATCCGCAGCTTGCCTTCGCGCATCAGCTTGTTGACTGCATTCACGCGGGCGCGTTGCGGCGGGTGTGCCGGCCTTGCTTCCACCGTAAAGCCCTTGTCTCGCAGGATGGTAAAATCAGTTGCATCCGAAGAGCTTTTGCGCGCCCGTCCTGCAGGATCAGGGAAGACGGTTATGCCGGGGTAGCGCTCATGCAGGCGGTCGGCCAGCTCGTAGGTTGTAGAGTTGTCGATGTGGATTTCGTCATGGAAGCAGACCACCCCGTCCGACATCACCGAGAATATTTCCGCCGTCATGTTGTCAATGTTGAAATCAATCCCGGCACGCAGCGGCTGGTTCATCGCACCCTCCTGTATCATGTTCCGCTCAAAATATTTGTAGACCCTGCCAGCCGTCAGGTTGACAAACTGCCCGTTCAGATAGGCCGCACGCTGATTTTCGTCGAAAGCTTTTTCAAGCATTGTGACAAATTGCTCCGGGAGAAAGGTATTGTCTGCCGTGCGCGCCACAACAGTGCCAAGATCGTATCGCCCGTCGAGGTTTTGCGCCAGTTCGTATCCCCAGTTGAGTTGTTCGGGGGTACCTGTCAAAAAGAGTTCCCTGTAGAAGGCCTCCGGGTGGCGCAGCCGGGAGAGCACTACACTGAGAATCTCCTCATGCATGATGAAGGGTTCATCAATTCCTGCCGTGGCGAGGTTGGGCCCTTTGAGCGATTCCGGTTCGTCTCCGCTTGCAATCCAGATGTATCCATTCCAGTCGGGGATGAAGAATTCGTGGTTGGTCTTGTTGTAGATATAGTTGACAGTGCCCCGGTCGAGCATCTCCCTGATGGAGACAATGACTGTTTTCCGCGCCTGCTTGTAGGTCGGCGAGACATAGAGGTGGGGGATGGGGGAGTTCATATAGGAGCTCCAGATGGAGCGCAGGGCACCGATGCGGGTTTTGCCGCACCCGTACCCTCCGACGAGCAGCTTGATAAAGTTCGGCAGCTGCCAGAAGGCACGCTGGTGCGGCAGCATCAGGCTCAGGTCAATCTTGTAGATCGGCTGGTTCATTGCAGCGATGAAGGCAGCCTGGCACGCGCTTTTGCTTCAGTTGCACCGGGCCTCTCGAGTGTCAGGTCATTGCGGTAGTATCCACCTTCCAGCAGGTCGGCAACGCCGGGCACAGCAGTACCGGTTGAGTCCTTCACCCACACTTTCACATTTCTGACAGTTTCCCGAAGCTGGACCGTTCTTGTTGTGCTGTTGCCAAGATAGACCACGCGGCTGCCGCAGCCCTCAAGGCAGAGCGCCAGCATGGGGAGTATCACCGCCCCACCCGTCAGCTTTCGCCGAGTTGATAAATGCATCATCGTTTTTGTCTGGTTTGCCTGCAATAATCTGCCGTGGCGACATTGCCCCAAGTACGGCATCCACCAGCCCCTGCAGCACGCCTTTTTCTGCAAGGGCCTTGATGGTGGAACGCACAATGACGGCCATCAACCGATCGAAAAAAGTTTCCATTACTGTTTCGGGTTGAGTGCAAGAGCGTTCAGCACCGCGATGATTTTGGCAAGCATGGCATCATCCGCCTGCGATGGTGTCATCTTGACAATCAGCGAGGCGAGCGTTACCACACCACCGACAGCCGCCGTGATGTTTACCCAATTCGCCTGAATCCATTCCATTATCTGTCTCCGTTTAGTTGTATAAAATCAGCTTCATCAGCTGCAAGCCTCTCAGTACATCCTCTCATTATCTTTCGTCTGTCCGGGCGGTATCCGGCCCATCCCTGTCAGCAGTACCCGCCATCTATTGTTTCAGTCATGGTTTTTTCGGTTTGTTGTCCTGGTTTGTCATGTTTCTCCTTCTTTCCTGCGGTGTCTCATCATCAATGGTGCCAGCGAAAAAGTTGAAAATCCTTCTCTCCCTGCGGTAAATCTCACTGATAACCCGGTCACCGAGAGCACCGGAGATATAGCCCACAATAAAGGAGAGGTCTCTCGGCAGCTCCATGTATTCGCAGAAGAGGTAGGCCGGGCATATCGCCAGCACTGCAACCGTAAAGCGGATCAGCAGATCCCGTTTGCCCAGTATCATATTCTGGTAAAGCCCATGGAAGATATTGGTCAGGGCCCCGAGAAAGCCGCTGATCACCAGTCCAAGTATATCTTCGTTTTTCATCCGCATCTCTTTTTAAAAGCTTCTCACCGCCCGAACCGTCGGATAGTCGCTGTTCTTGATATCATCAAAAGGTGAAGAATCGTAGAATGAGTAGATGCTCACATTTGTTGCATTGACCTCCGTGGAACTCCAGTAGTTGCCCTCCGGGTCCATCACGCCAATTGCCGTGCAGTTGATGCAGAGCTTTTCCAGCTCCTTCTCGCTCGGCAGGTACCAGTCGCTGAAGCCTCCGCCGCTGTAGTTGCGGCAGTTCTTTGCCGCGCTTGCCGTATGCCCTGCTTGCGCCATGATCTTCGTTGTGTTCGCTGCACCGCTGCCAAGGTTTGCGCTTGTGCCGGTCACGGCAACCGACGTGATGTTGCTCCATGCAGTCACGGCAGCCTGGTCGGCAGTGGCAACAATCAGCCCGTGCGGCGTCGAGGAGCTGTAGCCCGGATCACCGGAGAGCAGCAGATAGGCGCATATTCCGCCGCCATAGGCCGCACCGACAACCGGAGCAGCAGAAGCGCTCCATACTGTCGTGCCGTTGCAGATGATCGAGCTGAGCACAGTACCGTTACAGGTCACAGCAGTCACGGTAGTTCCATTGAAAGTGAGCGGCATCGGTCAGGTTGTTGTCAGTGTCAGGGTCGTCCCCGAAAGCGAGGCCTTCATTCCGCCATAGACCGTCGCCGTTGCCTTCTGGGCAGCAGCATCGGTTATGCCATAGCCCGAGAGCGTTGTCGGTTTTCCCGTTACAGCACTCCAGGCCATCGAACCCGGCAGCGTCATGATGTTGCCGCTTCCGTCCTTGGTATAGAGCAGCTTGTCAGCCAGGTTAACGAGCAGTTCTCCGGTATCGCATTGGGCAGTGGTCGGCACCCGCGCCGCCACCGAAGTCCGTTTTAAAAGTAGCTTGGCCATAATCAATTATTATCATTTTCAATCTTCTCTACTCTTCCCTCAGCACGCAGCACCCGCAACTCAGCACTCTTTTAAAAAGTCCCTCCGTCCACCACTCCCACATCCAGCGTCACATAGCCATTCCCGGAGCCCTTCGCCCAGCTCATGCTTGTGCCCATCCGTACAACACCGTCAGTGCCGTCAGTACCCCAGAGATAGCCCGCAGTGCCGCCGGTGATAATCGCTACCTTCTCGTCAGTTGAGCCAGCCGGGATGTTCAGCGCGCTCTTGAAGGCATCGAAGGTGATCTTCTTCTCCTTCTGGCCGGTCGTCTCACTGTAGTCGTGCAGCATCACAAGGTCATTGGGGCCGTCAATCGCCGGAAGCGTCACCAGGGCATCAATGGAAGGAACCACCGGTATTTTTGTTGCTGCGCCTGTTGCAAGATGCAGCGTGCCGCGATCAAGTGTCACCATCGGTTCACCGGCATTCATCCCGTTCGTCGGCAGCGAAGCATAGTTGCCCCGTTTCAGTTTCAGTATCTGTGCCATACCCTCATTCGTTTAATTATTAATCCTCCACTCATGTCCTTCCGGGTTCCTTCGAGGAATCCATCTTATCTTCCCTTGTCCTCAGCACTTTTCAAAAAGTCCCTCCATCCACCACCTTCCCGTCAATAGCAGCATTGTCCACCAGCAGACCCGCCACAAGCACAAAGCCGTCATCCCTGATCTTCAGCGCGCCAAGGGGAGCTGCAGCATCAACCAGCACTGCCGTATGCATCTTCACATGCCCCCCGGGCCCGAGGTAGTCGTCTGCAGCAGGTATCAGATAAGCCATTGTTCCCCTTCATGTTTTACGGTCATCACCACTCTTCCGGTTTCTCTTTCTCAGCAGTCAGCACGCCGCATTTTCAAGCCGCAATCTCCTCAAACCGCGCATTGTAATCTCCGAACGTAATATCCGCCGAGCCGAAGGTCGCATAGCCGATGACGCAACTGATAGTCCAGCCTCTTGCAAGCAGTGCCGCATGGGCTGCATTGCTGCTTGAGGTGCGCCGGCCATTCACCCCGCTGATATCAAGCACGCCATTGTGTATTGCCGTTGCTGCCAGGTCATGCAGCAGCTGGTCGATATCCCCGGCAAGGAGGTGCAGGTCAGCAAGTTTCAGCACAATGCCGTTCGCCCATGCAGGCAGCAGCGCGCCGCTGTAGCTGGCGGCAAGCGTGCCGCTGAGGTCGATCTTCTTCAGGTGCGGCAGGCGCTGCAATGCCGCAAGGTCGCCGTGCACCAGCGTATGCTGCAATGCGAGCTGCTGCAGCGCAACCGGCAGCGTGGCGATGTCGCCGGTCACGTCAGAGCCGCTCAGGTTCAGGGTTGCAAGATGCAGCAGGCCGCCAAGCGCCGCGATATCGCCGCATACCGCACTGCCGGCAAGCTGCAGCACTTCAAGCGCAAGCAGGTATTTGAAGGAGGTTATGCCGCCTTGCAGCGAAGGAGCGGCGAGTGAGTCAAATTCCGTTATCAGCTGCACCTCTCCCTTTATCACAATGTCATAGCGCCCGGAAGCCGGATAGACCGCAGTATAGTGCTTGTCGATTGCATCAAACTTTACCTGATAGGCCGTGCCCCGTCCCCAGTTCAGGGTTACAAATCCCGCTCCGTTCAGCAGCAGCGAGCGGCTGCCCGGCTCCTGCACATCATACCAGAGTCCGGAGAGCGTTCCGGGCAGTTGCCGGATCTTCCATTCACCATCCTGATCGGAAGGACCGGTCATGCACCATCCCTGCTGACTGGTTACTTTCCTTGTTTCGTTGAATGGCAGCATGGCATTCGGTACCGGTTATTATCGCCGCACTCTTGAACGCTCGGCAAGCGGCATGACAAATATCTTCTCATAGACACCATTGATGAGGTATTCAACCCCTTCACCAAAGACCGATTGCATTTCACCCATGTACTCTCTCTCATAGAAAGCAAGCATTGAGAGGAAGCCCTGTCCGCCCACCGAAGCGGCAAGCCGCGGCAGCACATACCAGCCGAGCACCCGGTAGACCGAGGCCCTTACCCATTGCGTAGAATTGAGGCTGGCAGCATCGAAGAGCGTTGAATCGGTGGCAAGCAGGCTCATGCTCCTGCGGGCTGGATCGACAAGCGTGTTCTGCAGCGGCAGCCAGAGGGCTTTGATGTCCCGCACAATGTCCGATGCAGCTTTCACATGGTAACCGGTGAACTCACTGATCCCATGCTCAAAGACATAAGGCTGGTATTCCATCAGATCACTGTCAGACGAATAACTCATATCTCAAAAGTTTCGAGTGCGCAGTGCTGAGTGCCGGGTTCTTTTGCCGAGCACTCAGCACTCGCTCCTCAGCTCTTTATTTGCGAAGCAGACAGGCCATATTCGGATCCAGGCACTTCACGCCATAGAGCACATCGAGCGCCACCTTGACTGCAGAGGTATCGGGCGCATACCAGATACGGGAGCGCATGGCAAGCTTGCTTACCGGGTCAGATACCGTTGCAACCCTTGCATTGCCCAGCTGTTCGCCGATATCGGAGAGCGGAGCCATGGCCAGCGCAAAGGCGTTGTGGTGGAAGGCAATGTTGTTGGTGAAGTTCATGAAACTCATGCTCACCACAGCGTTGTCAGCCACTGCCTGGGCAAGCGGCGGGTATATCTGCACGCCGGAGAAGGCGTTTCCGGCAGCAGTCACCGCGGTTTCATTGACCACCGCATAGCGCTGACTGTCGCCTGCAATGCTGAAGGTGTCACCCATCAGCAGCGTGCCGGTCACTGTTGCGGCATCAAGGTTGATGAGCGAGCTGCCTTTCGCCTGAGCGCCATTGACTGCAAGCGTTGCAAGCGAGCAGGTGCCTTTCGTGTGCGTGCTCACATTCTGGTTGCCGAAAATTTCGAAGCCAAGCCAGTTGCCGATATGGCCGGTTTTCAGCACATCCTGCGAGGCCTGTCCGGCAAGGTTGTTGCTGGCAAATACCTTCTGGAATCCTCCCCTCAGCGTAGAACCGACTTCAAGATGCAGCGAGCCGTCATCCATTGCCACCTTGTTGTCGAACATCACCTGGCTGAGGTTGGTCAGATCGTCAATCGAGGTTGTCGCCTGGGCATCCACATACCATGGCACGTATGCAGCAAGCGAGTTCAGTTTCGTGTCGATATCCTTGGCAAGCGCGTAGACTGCAGGACGGATATGATCGGTGATGATCTGGTCGCCGGTAAAGGAGAGCTCCTTGTCAGTCAGCGAGAACTTCACCTCTTTCCACTGGTCAAGCTTCATCTCAACATAGCTGGTTTCGATGTTCTGGTCAGTCGAAGGGGCATCCTGAGCGGTGAAAATGCCAGGCTTCTTGATTTCAATCGTACTTCCTTTCGCCTTCGAATCCTTGTCATAGCCACGATGCACCCTTCCGGACATACCGAGAGAGGATTCAAGTGCAATCAGCCCCTCGTTTGCATAAAAGAGAGGATCATAAATTCCCAATACATTGGTCGGCATAACTCAATCTCCTTATAGGTTTCTGTTATCGTTATCGCTCTATTTCAACGGTTGTCCCGGCCTTCATGGCAGCATCGCGCGCAGCCCTGTACTTCGCAGGGTCGCGGGCATCCTCCGCACTCAGCTTGTATGCCGCCCTGCTTCTGCCGTCTCCCGAACCCTGACTGCCAGCGCCACCAGGGCCAGCGGCAAGGAAGTGCGGATTTGCCTCAAGGAACATTTTCACATGCTCAGCCACTGAGACCGGCTTACCATTTTTGCTTACCAGATTGCCAGCCCCGTCAACCACACTCACGCCGGTCAGCGGGTCAAACTTGATTGAGCCCTTCAGGAGAGCCGATACCTGCTCAGGCTTCAGCGCCTTGAGCGCGGTTGCTGCAGAGAGCAGCTTCCCGTCAACCTCCGAGCGCTCAAGCATCCCTGCAAGCATCTTTATTTGCTCAGCTGCCTCGCGCTGGGCTTTCTCGAAAGCCACATCCTTCTCTTTCACCGTATTGGCAAGCAGCTGCTCATACTGTCCCTTAGATTTCAGGACATCCTCGGCACGCTTCACCTCATCAGCCTTCAGCTTTTCGTACTCATCGATATCAATGCCGGTAAATGGCGCCTTGGCAGCAGCAACAGCAGCGGCAACCTGCTGGGCAACAGCAGCATCAAGCTCAGCCTGGGTAAAAATCTTTTCAGAAGCGGCAGGTGGCGCGGCGGCAGGTGAAGCGCCGCCGGCAGCATCGCCATCGATGCCAAGTAGTTTTGGCATAAACAATTGCAGGAACGAAAAAGGCAGGAGTTTCATGGTTTATAGCATTTTATTTCAAATAAGAAACAATAAAATGTAATAAAATAAGTAAAGATTGTTAAATAATAAGAGAAAGATTGAATAAGATTAGCAAATATTAGCAGGCATGGCACTGGGTGTT